CGCGTAACGCTCACGGAGAGGGAGGCTGGTTGAAGGAACTTAGTGTGCCAAGGGTGGGGACAGTTGGCTATTTTTGCAGCGCCTCCTTAGACAATTATTAATACTGGCCACAGGCCTGTGCATGGGCTGGAGTGCTCAGGCCAGCCTTTATGCGGCCGAACATTACACACTGCTTGGTCGCTCGAGCCCGGCACACATGGACGTGAAGCTGGACAGCAACCAATGGCAATGGGTGCGCGGTCAACGTGAACTGACTCTCGGCATCTCGAACCCTGATTACCCGCCCTTCGATATCACAATGTCAGGCAACGACTATGAAGGCATCACTGCCGATTACGCGGGCATCATTTCGGATGCGCTGGACCTGCCGGTCAGGGTGCAGCGCTTCGAAACCCGCGATGCAGCGATCAAGGCACTGATCACAGGCCAGGTCGACCTGCTGGGCACTGCCAACGGATTTGAAGCAGTTGATCGCAACATCAGACTGTCACAGCCCTACTCGGTGGATCAGCCCGTGCTGGTGACCCGGGTCGGAGACACGCGCCCCCTCGACGATGGCCTGAAAGGCATGCGGCTGAGTATGGTCTATCACTATTTGCCACCCGCAGAGGTCGAGGTGACGTACCCGGGTGCAACACTGAAGACCTACCCCTCGTTTCAGAACGCCATCAACGCCGTAGCCTTCAACCAGGCCGATGTCTTTCTGGGCGATACGATTTCCACCCAATACATCATCAACAAGGGCTATCTGAACAATGTGCAAATGTCGAATTTCGGCAAGCACGAGCCCAATGGCTTCAGCTTCGCCGTCAGCAATGAAAACACACAATTGCTGGGTGTCATCAACCAGACACTGAAAGCGATTCCAGTCGATGAGCGCATCAACATTTCCAGGCGCTGGAGCACCGGCAGCGACCTGATGCTCACCGACCAGAAGCTGCAACTGACGCAACGTGAGGAACGCTGGATCGCTCAGCACCCGACCGTGCGCGTGGTGGTCAACGAAGCGTACGCACCGCTGACCTTCTTTGACGCCAAGGGCAACTTTCGCGGCATCACCGCCGACCTGCTTGAACTGGTCCGCCTGCGCACCGGCCTCAGGTTCGACGTCAAGCGCTCGCCCAGCCTGACCGATATGCTGAACCAGGTCAGCGAGGGCCAGGCGGACCTGATCGGCGCACTGGTGTCCAGCGATGAACGAGAAGACCACCTGAGCTTCAGCCGGCCGTATATCGACAACTCATTTGTACTGGTCACCCGCAAGGACCAGGGTTCGCCCAGCTATCTGGAACAGATGGACGGCAAACGCCTGGCAATAACCCAAGGCAGCCCGATGCTGGACTGGCTGCGACGCAAATACCCCAGAGTCGTACCGCTGGAAATCGACAACCCGTTCCAGGCGCTGGACATGTTGTCACTGGGCAGAACGGAAGGCGCGGTCATTTCGCTGCTCAGCGCAGACTACTTTCTGTCTTCAGGCATCTTCGAGGAACGCCTGCAGATGACCGCCACCATCGGCGAGGACCCGGCGCTGATTTCCATGGCTACCTCACGCAATGCCACCGAGCTGAGTTCGATTCTCGACAAGGCGCTGGCAAGCATCGCGCCGCAGGATCTGGCGGCGATCAACAATCGATGGCGCGCCTATGCCCCTTCAAGCGCCAGCTGGCATGACTACGAACGCCTTATCTATCAGATTCTGATCAGTGCAGGCCTGTTGCTGCTGGGCCTGCTGGCCTGGAATGCCTGGATGCGGCGGCAGATACGTCAGCGTGAAGCGGCAGAGCGGGCGCTGGGCGACCAGTTCGAATTCATGCGCGCACTGGTTGAAGGCACGCCCCATCCGATCTACGTGCGGGATCGCGAAGGCATGCTGCGCATGTGCAATGACAGCTACCTGAGGGTCTTCTCAGCGCAACGTGAAGACATCATCGGCAAGAGCGCTACCGAAGGAGTGCTGGGCAATGCCTTCGAAGCGCGGGAATACGCTGCCGACTATCAACGGGTCATGGCCAGTAACACTGCATTGATCCTCGACCGGCCCCTGCGCATTGGCGACCGGCAGATGACCATCTACCACTGGATCCTCCCCTTTCGCGACTCTCTGGGCGAGGTGCAGGGCATCATTGGCGGCTGGATCGATATCAGCGAGCGTCGCCAGCTTATTGAAGACTTGCAGGCCGCCAAGGAACAGGCTGACGCTGCCAGCCGTGCCAAGAGCACCTTTCTTGCCACCATGAGCCATGAAATCCGTACGCCCATGAATGCAGTGATCGGAATGCTGGAGCTGGCGCTCAAACGTGCCGATCATGGCGAACTGGACCGCTCAGCCATCGAAGTCGCCTACAGCTCGGCCAACGACTTACTGGACCTGATCGGTGACATTCTCGACATTGCGCGCATTGAATCCGGCCGGCTGTCACTGAATCCAGAGCGGGCGAACCTGCGTCGACTGGTAGAGTCGGTACTGCGGGTATTCGACGGTCTGGCTCGCCAGAAGGACCTCGACCTGGTGCTGGAACTGGACAGCCGGATCAACGCCGATGTGCTGATCGACCCTCTGCGCTTCAAACAGATACTGTCCAACCTCGTAAGCAACGCCATCAAGTTCACCCCTATGGGACGGATCAAGATCGTGCTGCAGGCAGCCGAGAGCCCGGACCCGCAACTGCTGCACCTGCACATTACCGTTCAGGACAGCGGTATAGGCATCAGCGCCGAAGACCAGCAGCGTTTGTTCGAGCCCTTTGCCCGGGCCGATAACACCGGGCAGATGGCGCGCACCGGTGCCGGGCTGGGCCTGGTGATTTGCCGCAGCCTTTGCATGATGATGGGCGGCAACCTCTCGCTTGATAGCGTACCAGGCCAAGGCACCCGGATCAGTATGAACCTGGTGCTTACCACGCTTGAACCACTCACAGGCCAGCCCGTTACTACGCCACCGCTAGCCGTCGCTCACCAGACGCTACGGATCCTGATCGTCGACGACCATCCTGCCAACCGGCTGCTGCTCTGCCAGCAACTCGGTTTTCTAGGTCACCACTGCGAAATGGCCGAAAACGGCGCGCAGGGGCTTGAGCACTGGAAGACCGATACCTTTGATCTGGTGGTTGTCGACTGGAATGCCCCGATAAAGCCACAATATTCTTTTTAAATCAGATAGTTAGATCTAGAAAAAGCTATATTTTTAACTGTGCTTTCCCACCTTTACTATCCCAATGAAATCAGATGCTTATGGTTGCGTTTTGGGGAAGACTTAGAAGGAAAGCACACGCAACTACCCCTCCCCCGGCGTCCTGCCGACGAACACCACTCCCCAAATCTGAAAGACTCAACTACTGTATACACATACAGCATTTGAGAATCCCCCATCATGAACATCGACTACGCCGAAGACTGGCCGTTTTGCCCCACCGAGGAACAGATGCTTAAACAGCACGCGCATCTGGTGGTGGAAGAAAACAGACTGCTGCGCGACGAGGTCGACCGATATCGCAAGCACGTCACGAAACTCATCGACATGCACAACGATGCGGCGCTTGAGCGTGACAAGCTCAGGATCAAGCTGAGAGACGCGGACAACCGGATATCTGATCTGCTGCGCGAGGCTTGCGAATCTTGGAAACAGAGCAACTCTTTAGAGCAGGTCATAGAGCAACACCGACATTTGCTCCGGAACGCCAATGTCGATCCGGTAATGTGGGGGGGACAGTCTGATTCAGGTTCCCAGGGGTAGCGGCACTTGAGCACGCGCTGCATCCTTCACCGCAAAGGGCGCACGGTCAGTCCGCCCTGACTACCCACAGTTGATCCAATCGAGTCGTGTAGCTCTGGCTCATCATGTCCCTGCGCATTGCCCAGTCTGGATCGGGCGGTACGCTCCCGGTCCTCAATGTCCCCCTCCCCCAGCGAGCATTGATTTCGTCGAGCACGCCCATCACCTTTTCTGCCGCCGCTGGCTGCGACTCCGCGAACAAGTCACCCGTAAACTCGCCAGGTTGGCGAAGATCCAGCAGCAGCACTTCGGCCTTGCTGTACTTGTACCCTGGGCGGAAAAGTCGGTTGACCGCCTCAGTTGCACCCTTCGTCAGCAAGCGCACGTCATTGGTGGGATACGGCAGCTCGACCAGCGCACCATTCGCATATTTAGGTTCATCCGGGTTGAACATACCTGTGCGGATACTGACGCGCATCTTCTTGCACAGTGAATTCTGGGCACGCAGTTTTTCAGCGGCGCGCTGCGTGTAGGTGGCCACCGCTTCCTTGATCGGCTCGATAGTGGTCAGACGCTGCCCAAACATTCGACTGCTGCAGATTTCCTGTTTGGGCGGATCAGCTTCGCTCATTTCCAAACACGACGTGCCGGCCAGCTCTCGCGCAGTCTTTTCAATGACGACACTGAACTTGGTGCGTAGGGTGCGCGCGTCAGCATTGGCCAAATCCATTGCGCTCCGGATGTTCATGGCCTCCAGATGCGCTTTCATCTTCTTTCCCACTCCCCACACCTCTGACACACACGTATTGCGCAGCACTCAGTTGCGCTTGTGCAGGTCGCAGATGTCAACGACTCCACCTGTTTGGGCCAGCAGTCTCTTCGCGGTGTGGTTCGCCAGCTTGGCAAGCGTCTTGGTAGGCCCAATGCCAACGCCAACTGGTATACCGGTGCATTTGAGGATTTTCGACCGGATGCGCCGGCCAAATTCGGTCATGTCGCCCGGTATGCCCGTCAGATCGGCAAACGCTTCATCGATGCTATAAACCTCCGAGGCAGGCACCATCGACTCGATGATCGTCATGACCCGCTCACTCAGATCGCCATACAGGGCGTAATTGCTGCTGAAGGCAATCACGCCGTTCTGACGCAAAACGTCCTTGATCTGAAAGTACGGTGCGCCCATCTTCACAAATGGTTTAGCGTCATAGCTCCGGGCGATAACACATCCGTCGTTGTTACTGAGCACCACGATGGGAGTCTTTGCCAGGTCGGGACGGAAGGCTCGCTCACAGCTCGCATAAAAACAGTTGCAGTCGATCAGTGCGAAGACATTCTCATGACCGGCCATGATCGCGCACGCTGTACCGAACGACTCCCAGTATGGACAGCTCATCGCCTTCCATGATGTGTCGAGGTGCGATATGCGGATTTTCTGACTGAAGGATAACGACCTCATTGCGCATGTGCAGCCGCTTGCAAACGGCCTCGGCGTTGAGCGCAGCAACGACGATATCACCATGCTCGGCCTCAAGGCTTCGATCTACGATTGCAAGATCACCACTATGAATGCCAGCCCCCTGCATGCTTTCACCCAGGACAGTAACCAGATAAACATGCGGCGCCCGGATGCTGAAAAGCTCATCGAGGGAAATGTGCTTCTCGATGTGATCCGCTGCCGGCGAGGGGAAACCTGCTGATACCAGCGATGAGAACCATGGGAGCTTCGCCCCCTCTTCTGCCAAGGTGCCAAGGTAAGTGACATTCATGATGTTCGCCGTTTTTCGTGGGTGAGTGGATAGCTGTATGTATATACAGTTAACTCTTTGCCCTTACCGTGGTCAATCGTAGAGACGGGCATTTTCGACGAGTGACATTACGGGTGACATCATGTGCGGACGCTACTCGATCTATGAATCCATGGACCATTACCTAAAAGAGCTTGCGCCAGAGCAGCTGGTTATCAATGGCTATGACCTGTGGCCTATTGAGCGTTACAACGTTGCTCCGACGACTCGCGTTGAGATCATCCGACCGACGGAGACCGGCCTAAGTGTCGAAAAGGTTCGCTGGGGATGGGCTCCGTTCTGGGCTCAGGGGAAACGTCCAGCCCCCATCAATGCACGCGTTGAAACGGTGATGACGGGAAAGTTCTTCAAAGAGTTGTGGCCGCAGGGCCGTGCACTTGCGCCTGCAAATGGCTGGTTTGAATGGGTCAAGGATCCTGATGACCCCAAAAAAAAGCAGCCCTACTTCATCCGGCTCAAAAGCCAAAGGCCGATTTTTTTCGCAGCGCTTGCGCAAGTTCATGCTGGGCTGGAGCCCCACGAAGGCGACGGGTTCGTGATTATTACTGCGGCCAGCGATCAGGGAATGGTCGACATACACGACCGGCGCCCATTGGTCCTCAGCCCAGAACTGGCGCGCGAGTGGACAGACCCGTCCACTGCCCCATCGCGCGCCGCCGAGATAGCTCGGGAATGCTGTACTCCAGTCGATGAATTTGAGTGGTATACGGTTGGCAAGGCCGTGGGTAACGTCCGGAACCAAGGGGCGGAACTGATAGAGGAAGTCGAATAAATTCATACGCCCAGGGCAACCCGGGCATTCAAACCTTGCGTATCCCAAACTGCGCGGCCTTGACCGTCGAGTCCTGCGGTACGCCTGCAGCCAGGTACAGGCCCATGCGTGAGGTGATCACGGTTTCACGCAGGTCAATCGTGCCGCGCTGTGTTTCCAACGCCCCGGAAAAGCTGGCCGGCATGGTGAACGGCTCTTGGTACTTGTCCATCGACCGAAAGTAGGACGTTGACGAAGCACCGCTGACAGTCTTGGTGATGGTCAACTCAGCCTCCCAAGCCAGGATTCCCCGTGACGAACCCATGATTTCCACCGCCGACACCATTTCGATAACGTCGCCGGCCGCCAGGTTGGTCTGTACCACGTTGGCCGTGGGTTGCATGTAGATGTAGCCGCCCGCCGCCATGTTGCCATGCAGCTCAATGCACTGGGCCTCACCGTAGGCGGCAGGCTCCTTGAACCACCGCGTGGTGATCCCGTTCAGGCCAGAGCCAACTGCCTTGTAGCTGTCCGCCAGAACAGACCCGGCCACGGCGTTCACACCAGCCGGGAGCGTGCCGCCCGTGCCCGCCATCAGCGGGTTGGCATTGAGGCAACCGTAGGGCCGGATGGCCGAGTAGATGTCGCCAGCGTCCGTGGGCAGCGGGATTCCGGGAAACTCAAAGTTGGCGGTGATTATCGGTACCACTCGCGAACTGATGAACTCAGCACCCAGAATATTAGGGTGCAGGCCTTCCACGGTCACGGCCTCGGTGAAGCCGTCCCAGATGTTCACCACCGGCACGAACTGGCTGACGTAGTTCAACACCCAGTCTTTGTACGCGACCGCATCCGCCAACGCTTGCCCGGTCAGCGCCCTGCTACCGAAGCGAGGCGTACCGGTGCCGACGATCAGGTATTTGCCGGGCGTGTTCAGGAACGCGGTGACGATCTTCATCACGTTGGCTTTCGTATCGGCCAAGCTCATACCTGCCGTGGTGCTGTCGTTGGTGCGTGACAGCAGCAGCCACAGGTCGGCAGTGGACGATGCAATGCAGGCCGGAAGCCTGGCCAGAAACTGCCCGGTGTGGTCCCCGAGCTTGCCCTGGTTGTCGACGTAGCTCGGGAACAGGCCGGTACGCGCCGCGATCCAGCCCGCATAGCCATAGGCCTCGGTGCCAAACGCCGTCGCCGCGATGGTGTGGCAGTTGCCCGAGAAGCTGTCGCCGAGCAGGCCCAGGCCGCGCCGGATCGGTTGGCGGCGTGGAATCGGGTTGACCAGAAGGCTCATGCGTATACCTCAAATGCAGCACCGCCAGATGGCACGATGCGGATCGTCGCGGGTGGAATGCTCAGCTGATACGCACCGTCTTTCCAGAACGTGTCGGTATTGATCCAGCTGTCACCGGCCTGTATCTGGACAGACACCGACCCGCCGTTCGCCTTCACTGCCAGTGTTACTTTCATGGTGCGGTCGTAGGCTTCTTGCTTCGTTACTGTTTGCACGGTGTTCCCCGGCAAGCCTATGGCCTGCAATGGTTTGGTCGAGTAACGTGTCCAATCAACACGGTGTTTACGCCAGCACTTTCAAAGCCCGCTCATACAGCGCCTGCCGATCGGCCAGTCCGTTGGTGCCGCCGTTGATGCGTTTGGTGATGATCAGAAAGTCGCCCTTGTCTGCCGGCGTGTTGAGCCCGGCCCGGTGCCAGAACCATGCCGCCGACATCGCGGCGTGCTGCGGCAGCTCGAGCAATTCGGGATGGTTAATCAGGTCCAGGCCCAGCGCTTCGCCGCATTCCTCGTAGTTGGCACGCCCCGTCACTTGGATCAGGCCCCGCCCACGGTAAAACTGACCGTCGCCGTCGGCCTCGGGTGTGTTGCCAAGGCGCTCAGCCAGCTTGCCGGTGTCGTACTTCGACAGGTAGGCGCTACCGCCCAGCTCGCGCACGTAACGCAGCTGGCCGGACTCATGGCCAACCTGGGCGATGAACGCCGCGATGCGTGGCACCGTAACGATCTGGTACTTGCTCATGGCTGTGTTGAGGACGGGTGCAAAAACGCCGGCTTTCTGTCCGGCGCTCGGGAGGATCTGCAACAACTGCTGCGTGGTGATCGGCATCTGTATTTCTCCAAGCAAAAAAATACCCGCTCAATGGCGGGTGGATTGGTTCCTACGTCTACACCGCGGCCGGGGCGTCGATCATCATCGGCGCGGCGGTAATATCAGGGATGGGTGGTGCAGCAGGCCAGACCGGTGCCTTATGCCAAGTCGACTGAGAGGTAACCTTGCCCAAAGCGAATTTGTAAGCCTTCCATGCCTTAAGAATGGGTGCGAGAGCTGCAGCTTCTGCTTCGTCCTTGGCAGTTGCTTCCCCTATCTCAATGCCATATCCCAGTGTTTCAATCCGATCCTGAATGCGAGATATCTGTAGAGCAGCCGCACTGTTTCGAGCGGTAAGATCGATCTTGGCAATCTCAAGCTCGCGCGCCGTGATAATGGCGTCTTTCATCTCTTTGGTGATGAGCTGAGACCAGTCAATATTGCTCATTAGGCATCAACCTCGCTTTTCGGTGGCGTGGGCAGCGGTTTAGGAAATACAACTGGTCCGTCAGGAACATTGACAAGGTCTCTTGGGAAAGCCTGTTCCTGACTGTAGTTCGCCGGAAGGGGAAGCCACATTACCAGTGTGAGCACGCCGTTAGTGCGCTCGGCATCACCAAAAAACCATTCGGATTTGATTGCCGATACAGGAAGAGTTGCACCTTCTGGCATAGGGGAGAAGTCGAAGGCCTCACCATTGATCGTTAGTATGTCGCCATTTTTTATAACTTCTAGGGTCTGTTCCCGTTTCACATTGGTAGCCACAGAAAAGCGCAGGCCATTGCTATGACGCTTTCATAGTTTCT